CAACTCAAAGAGCAAGTAGCTATGGGCCGAGGTGGTCTTAAAGTGATCTTCTATATCGGAGCTGTATTATCTATTATACTGGGGGCATTAAAAATTGGAAAATTTATATAATGGAATATGCTCTTGTATTATTAATATGCTCATCTGTAGCTGGTAATTGTTTACCTCCAGTTTCTTATGATGAAAGATTTGAGGATGCCTATGGCTGCATGGTTACTGGCTATCAAAGATCTTTAGAAACAACAAAAACTATTGGACAAGATGAGGTTAATCTTCATGGCATTTATATTAAATTTGGATGTAATAAAGTTAAGATTGAGAAAGGAATATCAACATGATCCAAGGACTAAGTGCGTTACTACCGATACTAAACAAAGCTGTAAGTTTAGTACCAGATAAAAATAAACTACATCAACAGAAAGCAGATCTTGAAAAAGAATTAGTTAGAGCTCTAGTAGATGTAGATAAAGAACAAGCAAAAATAAATAGAGAAGATGCAAAAGCTACTGGGGCCTTATCCTGGATACAAAGATTGTGGAGACCTACACTTGCCTGGGTATGTGTATTTGCTTTTATGTTTCAGTTCTTAGTTATACCTATAACAACTTGGGTATGTGCTATTAGAGGAACAACAATAGATCTACCTACATTAGATAGTTCTACTTTGATGACTGTTTTATTTAGCCTTCTAGGATTAACTGGGGCCAGATCTTTTGACAAGTTAAAAAAAATAAGTGGTAAAAAATGAAAGTAAGCGACAAGACTAATATAGCTATGCCTATAAAAAATCTGATTTCAATAGTCGGATCTGTAGCTGTAGGTGTCTGGGCTTACTTTGGTGTAGTAGAAAAACTTAACTCACATGCTACTCAGTTAGAACTAATGCAGAAGGACCTGGACCAAGCTGTAGAGTTTTCTATTAAATGGCCAAGAGGTGAGATGGGTAGCTTACCAGCAGATGCAGAACAATTTTTATTAATTGAAGATGCTCTAAAAGATATAGAGGATATACAAGAAGAGTTAAAAGAAAGCAGACATAATGCAACTAACATATCAAGACTACAAAAGGATGTTGATAGATTGTTAGATGAATTAGAAAAATTAAAAGACAAGGTAAGAGCAAATGGAAGTGGTCATTAGTTTATTGATGATGCTCAATGGGGAGATTGTTGAGCATACTTGGAAAGATAAAATGAGCTCATGTTTAAAATCAAAAAGGATTGCAGAGAGAGAGGTTAATCCTCAATCAGTTAGATTTATTTGTAAAAAAGTTAATGCTATTACTGAGATTTATATGGGCCAAAAAAAAATTGTGAAAATTGTAAATAAGTAGTACAAGGATAGGTAGTATGAAGAATGGAAAAATAGATTTGAGAGACAAGACAAATTATATTGTAGTACATTGTGCAGCAACAAAGCCATCAATGGATGTTGGAGCTGTTGATATAAGAAAGTGGCATACAGATCCTCCAAGAAATTGGGATGACATAGGCTACCACTTTGTAATTACAAGAGATAGAAATCCAATCATAGAACTGGGCCGACATGTATCTGTACCTGGAGCTCATGTAGCTAAACATAACTGGGAGAGTGTAGGTATATGTTTAGTAGGTGGTATGGATGAAGAAGGAGAGCCAGAAAATAATTTTACTGTAAATCAAATGGCAGCTTTACATGATCTAATAAGAGTATTGATGATGATATATCCTCAAGCTGAGGTTGTAGGACATTGTGATTTAGATCCAGATAACAAAGCTAATTGTCCTGGCTTTGATGTAAGTGAATGGTTTGCCGAAGAATTTATTGGACTATCAAATGAACAGATCTAAAAAATATGAATGTGTATTAGTTATATCTGATCTACACATACCCTACCATCACCCACAAAGTTTTGATTTCCTAAAAGCTATTAAAAAAAAATACAAAGACATAGATCTTGTAGTCAATATCGGTGATGAATTGGACCAACATGGATTGTCATTCCATGATACAGATCCAGACCTTCCATCATCTGGTGATGAACTTACTCTTAGTAAAAAATATATAAAAGAATTAGAGAAGATGTATCCAGAGATGGTACTCTTACATAGTAATCACTCATCATTAATTTATAGAAGAGCATTAAAACATGGTATGCCTAAAGCATATCTAAAATCTTATAATGATTTTTTAGATGTAGGACCTGGATGGGAATGGGTAGATGATCTCAATATAAAATTATCTAATGGCCAGGAATGTTTTATGACACATGGTATATCAGCTGATGGTTTAAAACTTGCTATGCAATATGGAAAGCATGTAGTCCAAGGACACTTTCATTCTAAATTTAATATACAATATTTTTCTAATCCAGATAACTTAGTGTGGTCCTTACAAGTTGGCTGCCTTACAAATCAAAAACACATGGCTTTTAATTACTCAAGACAATTCAGAGTAAGATTTATTATTGGGTGTGGTATCATAATTAATGGATGGCCCAGGTTATTACCTATGGTTCTAGATAATAATGGTAACTGGATAGGTGAGTTAGTATAGTGGCAAGAGCTGTTACTATAAATAACAAGAAACATTTATTTTTAAAACTAATTTGGTTTGACATTGTTGGATCAAGTTCTCTTTGTACTGATTACGAATTTAATAAACTTAAATGTGCAAGTATAATTACCGAGGCTTACTTGTATGATATGTTTGAGGAGGATGGTACTGAGTATGTTAGGACCTTTGCCTCCTATCAGAATGAAGATGATATAGGTTATGGTGATACCAATGTTTATCCTATGTCAGTCTTTACGAAATCAAGCCAGAGAGCTATCAGAAAGGCCTGGAAAGAGATGGGCAAGGGGTAACAACCCTAGAACCCTAAGGCTTAAAAATTAGGCTATCTATGGCCCAGGAATGGCTATCTAATTACCACTCTTATCTTCAATAGGTTCCTTTAAGAAAATGTGCTCAATCCGATCTCTATTCTTTCTTGCCCATAACTCCTCAAAAGGTTTGACCTGGATTGTGGCAGTTTTATGCAACACCTCCAAGTCTATGTTATCAGCAGAATAGAACTTTTGAACTGGATCACCCTTCTCATTATACTTTTCATCAAAGGTGATTACGACTACATCATTCTCACCATCAAAGGCTTTGATCAGTTCTTTAAGAAACCATTTTCTAAACCTACTTTTGTAAGCTATCGTCATTCTTAATTACCTCTATCCCTCTATATTTTCCAGCATAGATCTTGATGTATCCTCGTTGCTCTATGTTTCTCAAGATCCTCCAGATGTTTGAGTGTACACACTTTTGTTTACGAGCTATCTCTCGTATCGTAGGTGGTACCCTCTTTTGCTTTATATAACTATTTATAAAGTCAAATACCTTAAGTTGATTTGGTGTCAGCATCATTTGGTTTTAGCTCCTCTATCTTATTTTTTATTTTATCTGCCATCATGTTCGCTTTACCTTTATCCATACCATACAACTTTTCAAAGTCTGATCTTACCTTATCCTTGAGCTGTATTATTTCGTGAACCTTCTCAGCATTTGTTAAATGTGGATCTTCAAAAAGAATATCTACACTTTTTAATGTGTCATTCTCAAACTTATCCATCCATTGTTTATTTTTATTCTTAGTTACAATTTGTTGGTTAGTACCTTTCTCACTATCCTCTTCATCAGATATATCTAATAGAAATAGTTTTAATAAAAGATACTTGTAAGCATAAGACATGGCCTTACCTGGTCCTTTGTCCTGGGTATCATTACCATAGCCAAAGTAATCTCCTACATCTATATGATCTCCAGTTTCTATATCAACAACTCTTGCAGCCATTACACATCTAGTTTGATTACCATCTTGCTCATGTGATTTTACATAAGGTATTAAAGTTAGCTTTGCTTTTTTAAGAGCTGGTCTTACTACCTCATTAACTGAATTGTATGATAGTGGTTTGTATTGTAATCCTTTTTTCTCATCTTTAATTACACTCTCACATTCATGTTGAACCTCAAATATTTTTTTGTAAATATTAGATGTTACCTTTTCCTTAGTCATTACTTTCCTCCTTCTACTGTAAACCTTCTATAGCTAGTGAACTCACCAGGTATGGTTACAGATTTAGTTTTCTTTTTCTGATTTGTTGAGTGTCTTATGATGTAGTTATTGAATTGTACTACCTCATTAGCTCCAACAATTTCTTTCATATACATTGATGCAGCATCTTTTCTTTTCTTTGCATCCTTCTCATCAGCAGATGCAGATACATATTGCTCAATCAATATACCTAACTTGTTATGGGTACTCATATCCTGGACCTCTTTAGATCCATTACCTTTATAGATTTCACTTGCCTCTTTTGTATCTTGAGGTGGATACCAGTAATCATGTCCTTGTCTAACACCATCAAACCTATTCCAGAAATCCTCACCAGCATTTATAATCTCATCAATCATCTTATGATCTCTTGGATATACAAACCATTGTAGCTGCCAACCTCTAACAAATCTAACTAAGATACCATGCTCACATCCAGTAGTAAGTAGAGCTTGTTGTATTTGATATTTGTAAGCTGGATAAGGTTCATCCTCGGCAGCTCCAGAATAATTCTTACACTCTAAGACAACTTGTTTTGATAAGCTAAAGACTTTTTTTGTGTAGTCTGAGAGCTCAAGATTACCTGGAGATATGTGTAGCATACCATCTAAAGAGCTACCGAGTTTTCCATTCTTCAACTGATACAAGTGAGCTGCATTAGGTACAGTCATTTTTACCTTTTGTTTATTTGTACAAAAAGGTTTCACTTGGTCCATGAAGATCTTTAAAATTACTGGTTCTAATTCTCTACCAGCAACAACCTTTGGTTCGTTAGCTATGTCATTTGTAGCCTCCTTGCCTTCATACTCATTAAGAGCATCTTTCAAGATTTGGTTTGGTGTCTTGAAACTTTTTACTAAGAGGGAGCCAACAACACTCCCTCCTAGTTCTTTTCTTTTATAAGATGTTTTTCTACCACTATCTCCCATCAAGATCCCCCTCCTGGAACATAGTAATAGTAACAACTATCAACCATCACGCATCCAAACATGACAATAAAATAGATAGCAGCCAAGCATAACAAGAAAGCTACACCCTCTGCTATAAACAATAATGTTTCTTTTATGTTCATCTTGTTTATATATTTAGTCCATATTCTGTTCATTATCAACCCCTTATATTTGTGGTTCATAAACTCTTATTCCAGCCTGGAATTGGCCAGTAGAATATAATGCAAATCCTAAATGAGAGTTTTCTTTTAAAAGTTTTGATACAACAGAAACCAACTGATTAACTGTTAAAGCTGGTTCATCCTCTGCACCAAACCCAGAACTATCACACCAAAGCTCTCCTCCTTTTAAGATCTTACATCCATACCACCATTCTGGTACAGAGAGTTTATTTTTTACATTATTAACATTAAACTGTTTCCAACCATCTGGTATGTGTGTACCAAGATTTGGTATTGATTGTATTGGTCCAATGTTACCTTCATCAAGCTCGTTTATTTCATCATGACTAAAAAATTTTGGTTCATCATGATTAGCTTTTGCTTGTTTACCAGCTTGTTTGTTTAAGTGGATTATTGTTTCAATATCCATCATTACGCAGCCTCCCTTTCAAGGACATTTTTTACTGTTGTAGGATACCAAGCTCTGTCCTTATAAGTCTTGACACCTCTGTTATTTAAAGCATCTGCAATACCCTGGAGTGTTTTTATTCCAGAAAGTTTGATGCCTTCAATAATATCTTTAATATCTTTTGCGTACTTATCTGCATTAGCTTTGATTGTTTCATGGCCTCTTATTCTTACCTCAGCTAAGTTAGTTAAGTTACCAAGATCAACACCCTCAGCTTTTAATCTAGCTAGAGCTGCCTTGGTCCTATTAGATATGTTTATTCTTTCCATTCTATTGATAGCTACATGGAACCCAGCTATTGCATCATCTAAGATAGGTGTATCTAAAATATCTAATTTTATTTTACCTTTGTTATCTTCCAGGAATTGTCCTACCTCATAGGTCCTACCTAATCTACTCATAGAATATGCAACAAGTGGTACACCTAATTTCTTAGCTGTCTTAACTGCATCCTGGAATACTGGTCTGTTCCTTAACAACTTAGCACCAGATATGCCTGGCTCCTCAAACCAGGCAATATCATATCCAGGATATTTCTTTTCTATTGCAAACTTTTGATTGTTTACATCTTGCTTGTCTGTACTTACTCTTACTAAAGCTACAATCTTATCCATGATTAACCCCACTTTGCATCTTCATAACCAGGATGCTTACTTGCTAAGTCATGAGCAAATACATCTTTGATAGCATCCAAAGTTTTGTATAAGTTTTTTT